CGCTACTACGCAAGGGGTGCTGTGGTACACCCAGACGGCATGGCAAGCGGGCTACTACATGACCGCCACGATGGGCGTGGCGTTGTAGGCGAAGGATGGGTATGAGTTTCAGGGCCGATCTCACAGAGGCAGGGAAACAGGGCGTCTTGATCGCGGTGAAGTGGATCATCGGGCTGGCGCTCGCCGGCTGCGTGTCCTACGGCGTCGTCAACGATTACCTCGCCACCCGCACGCGCGCCGTGCGCGGGGATGCCGCCGCCGCCTACATCGAAAAGATTCTGGCGGAACAGCAGAAGGCGCAAGCCAAGCCGCCCGAGGCGCCGAAGTGAGGACGCAATGCTCCAGACGTGCGTAGCCTCAACGGACGATCTGACGACGGTGGCGTTGTCCAAGGCGATGCTTGGCATCACCGGCACGTCCGACGATGGGCTGATCGGCACGCTGATCGCGCGGGCGACCACGGCGGTCGAGGGCTTCCTCGGCTACCCGGTGCGCCTGCAGGTCTACAGCGAGTCCGTCGCGGGCTTCGGGCAGCGCAATCTCATGCTCGCGCGGACGCCGATCCGCATCGTCCTGCGGGCGTTTGATTCGACAGATACCGGCACGGCGACGGCGTTCTGCTCCAGCGAGTATCGGATCGAGGACGCGGCGGCGGGGCTGATCTCGCGGGACGCGGGCTTCGAGTGGACGGCGCCGATTGCCACCGAGTTCGTCGACAGCCGTCTGCCCGGGCAGGAAACGAAGCCGTGGCTCTGGGAGTATGCCGCCGGCTGGCAGATCTCCTGCACCACGTCCACCGGCTACGGCGTCACCAGCACGGGGGTCGAGGTGCCGGGCGATATCCTCATGGCCGTCGACGAGACCGTGAAGGGCTGGTATGTCGGACGCCAGCAAGATCCATCGGTGTCGTCCGTCACCGTCGGCTCGCTGTCGATGAGCTTCGGAGGCAAGGGGGGCGCGGTCCGCGCCGGGTCGTTGCCGTCGAGCGCGACGGCGCTACTGACGCGCTATCGGAGGCTGGCGTGATTCCGTCCGTTTCGGCCTGGCTGCCCTATATGAGCGCGTCCGTGTGCCATAAACCGCGCGGCGGGCAGGATGACTACGGCGCACCGACGTCGACCTCGACGGGCGTCTGGTATCCAGCGCATATCGAGCAGGCGGTGAGCAAACTCGGCGGCGCCGGCGGGCTGGAGGTCGTTACGGCGGGGCTGCACATCATCATCGGGGCGATCGTGGCGATTGACCCGCAGGACACGCTGCTGATCCAGCGCCCGTTCACGGCCCGGGGGTCAACGGGGGCGTTCTCGACGGGCGACGAGGCGCAGATGGTGCGCGTCGCGTCCGTCATCGGCCCACTGCTCGGCCACCACCATACGGAGGTGTGGACGGAATGAGCAAGGGGCTGATCGAGGTGAAGGTCACGGGCGCCGACAAGGTGCAACAGACGATCCTCGAACTGGCGCGCCGGCTGCCGGTGAAGGTGATGCAGGCGTTGGAGGTGGAAGCCAACCTCACGATAGAAGAGTCGCAGGTGTTGGTGCCGGTGATGACGGGCGCGCTCAAGTCCTCACGCTTCATCGGCGAGCCGAACATGGTCGGGAAGGACATCGGGATCATCTTCGGCTACGGCGGGGCGGCCGCAAAGTATGCGCTCGCGGTGCATGAGAACCCGCGCTCGGGTAAGACGGGCGGGTGGGGACCAGCGGGGCCACAGGAGATCGCGTTCCGCTATATCAAGGGGCGCGTCGTCCCGATTGGCGCGCAGCGGAAGAACTGGGCGCGCAGCGGCCAGTGGAAGTATCTGGAGCAGCCCGTCCTCGCGCGCACGCAGGGCTTCTGTGAGCGGATTCGCGGGTACGTGTTGGGGGATATCTGATGGGCACGCTCATCGCACTCGACCTTCGCGACTACCTGGCCAGTGGCCTCAGCACGTCAGACACGGTGACGGCGGGCCGCCTGGCGGCGTTCCCGGATCGGCAGGTAGGCGTGATCGAGTCGGGCGGGTTGCCCTCGACGCATACGATGGCGGCGGGGCCGGGGCTGGCCGTCATGGAGTGGCCGCGCGTGCAGATCTTGAGTCGCGCCGTCACCTATCAGGCGGCCGTGCAGATCGCGCAGAACGTCCACGGACTGCTCGATGGCCTGCGGGAACGCACGATCAACGGCACGCGCTATCACTGGAGCGAGGCCGTCCAGCAGCCGTTCTTGTTAGAGGAAGACGCGAACAACCGGTCAGTCATCGCCGGCAACTATCAGATCGCTAAGCAACGGAGTACCAGTACGAGCACGTAGGCCGTCGCAGGACCGGGCAGGACAGGACAGGGAAGGGAGGGACGGATGGAAGGCTTCGTCAATCGTTGGACTGACGCCCTCGTGATTCGGGGCGTCTCGTATGCGCCGGGAGACGTGATCCCGGCCACCGCTGACCCGGCGCAGCTTGCCGCCTTCGCCCGGCAAGGGATTGTGGAGCCGACGACGGCCCCGGCTCCCGCTCCATCGAAGCTGCGCCGGGTCACTCCGTCTCAGGATGCCGTGAAGGAGGAGGTGCCGGATGGCGGGTCGCACGACAGTACTCTGTAACGTGACGGTGCTGGTGGATGGGTACAACCTCTCCGGCGCGTGCAATGAGGCCACCGTCAACTATTCGGCGGAAATGCTCGACGCGACAACGTTCGGGTTGTGTACGCGCGTACGCCGCGGCGGGCTGACGACGTTCACCGTGGCGCTCAAGGGCTTCGACTTCCTCGGCTCGGCCTGTTCGCCGGAGTCGCTGTTCCAGCCCATCGTCGGCTCCTCGGGCCACATGTTCGCGTTCTTCCCGACGACGATCACCGGCTGTGCCGAGTGCGGATATGTCGGGCGCGGCACCGTGGAGTCCTACTCACCCGGCGGCACGGTCGGCACGATCATGCCCTTTACCACGTCCATCATCGGGACGGGAGCGGAGGCCTAGATGGGACTCGCCAAGGGCTTGATTCGCGTGCAACCGCTGGTGTCGGTGCTGGCGTCCTCGACCGGGCTGACCGGCTCGACGGGCCTATTCGTTGGCGGGACGACGGGGCCGATGGTTGAGACCTTCAACGGCGAGGTGTTTGCCATCTCGACCGCGTCCTCGACCGAACGCATGGCCTACGGGGGGATCTTCCTCACGTCCTCGGTGGCGGGCGTGGCCTGGACAATGAAGATCCAGTCGGCGACGGCCTGTGCCTTTGCCGCGCCGTCCGACCGCTTTACGTTCACCGCGCAGGCCTGTTCGGGCGCGCAAATGGCCGCGCCCATCGACCAGGTCAACGCCGGGTCGACGGACACGCAATTCTACCGGGCGGTCTGTACGGCCGCCGCCACCACGGACTTCCGCCTCGGCCTGATTTGGGTCGGCTTCAAATAGGAGAACACGACGATGGCAACGAAGGTGTACACGAACTCGCAGTTTCTGGTCAACGGGGTGGATCTCTCATCCTACCTGCAGGATCTCACGGTGAACTACCAGGCCGAGATGTTGGACGAGACGGCGATGGGCGATCTGACCCGCGCCCGGATCGGCGGCCTGAAGGTCTGGAGCTTCGCCGCCAAGATGAACGACGACTTCGCGCTCGCGGGGCCGTCGAACACGATCTGGAACCTCGTCGGCTGCCAAACCTGCGTGGAATGGCGCCCGGTGAATGCCTGCTCGACCGCGATCAATCCCTACTACTGGGGCATCGCGGCGGTGGATGGCTGCCCGATGGGCGGCACCGTCGGGACGCTCGCGCAGGAGTCGATCACGTTTCAGTCGGCCGGGGCGCTCACGCGCACGACCGCGTGCCAGGGCCAGTAACTCGGGAAGGGCAGGGCCGTTATGTTGATCGGGAACGTCGTCACGAAGCTCGACATTCCGCACGAAGCCGGCGAATGGGTGGAGGTGCGGAAGCTCAATCACAAGACCCTCGCCCGGGCCGCGCAGGTGCGGTCCGAGGCGGGGATCGCTTCGATGAAATCGCTCGGCGCGGAACTCTTGACGGCGCTGCGGCAGGCGCGGGACGAGATCAAGGAGGCGGCGGCGGCGCCGACGGCCGACGTCTACGACCGCGATCTCGTCCTCCAAAATGGCGTCATGCGCTGGTCGTACGCGCTGCCCGTGACGCCGGAGGCGTTGGGAGATCTGGATGCTGTCACCGCGACATGGCTGGCGTCAGAGATTATCACACGCTCGGTGGCTGCGCCGTCTCCGGAGTCGGTGGGAAACGCGACCGCGCCCTCGACCGGCTTCTAAGCGGGGACGAGGGCGCCGCGGTCCCGGTGGCGTATGTGGTCCATCGGGTCTGCGAAGAATTCGGCGTGCTGCCAGCGGTCGCAGCCCGCGCCATCGAGTCGGACACCGGCCTGATCGGGGAGGTGCTGGACGTGCGAGCCTTCGTGCGCGCGTGGGATCTGCAGGCCTCCTATGAGGCGCAGGAGCCACGATCGGACCGGGCGCCAGCCATCCCTCGGCCGCTTCGTGACCGCCTCACCACGGCCCGCGTGGCCCGCCTGATGGCCCTCAAGGGTGGAGGCGTGATCTGATGGCGATCAACGTCGGCGACATTCTCGCCAGTTTCCGCGTCATTGACGAGGCCACGGAACCCCTCACCCAGATTGCCGGGGCGCAGGCGGAAGTTGCGGCCACACTGACGCGGCTCCAAAGTGCGTATGCCTCGGCGGCGGGGCCAGTCGAGAACTGGAACAAGTTGGCCGAGGAGTTCTCGGGGATGCCGCTCGCGGAGCGGGCCAACGACATGGCCTCGGCGGTGGAGGCCATCGGCGGGGCCACGCGGCTGACGGCCTCGGAACAAAAACAGGTCAACGCCGTGATGGAGGAGACGCTTCGCAAGTATGAGGCGTTGGGCCTGGAGGCGCCCCCCGCCATCCGCGAGTTAGCCGAGGCCACCCGGCAGGTGGGCACGGAGACGACCGCGGCGGGATCTGGGGTGGCCAGTTTCGTTGGGATGCTCAAGGGCGCGGCCGTCGCGGCGACCGCTGCTGTCGCGGCGATCACCGCCGTGGGCGCCGCCGTCCTCAAGATCGGGGAATACGGGGCGGGGGTCGGCGACATCGCGGAACAGTTTGGGAAGCTCGCCCAGAAGGCGGGGGTTGATGCCACGCAGGCGTTACAGGCGCTTCGAGAGGCGACGGCGGGCACGGTCTCCGACCTTGACCTGATGAAGGCCACGCTGCCGCTGCTGTCGAGTGGGTTCAAGGGCAGCGCCGAAGATCTCCGCACGATGGCCGAAGCGGCGCGGGTGCTGTCAGAGCGCGGCATGGGGCTGAATGAGGCTATGGGCCTCGTGAGTTCCGCGATGACGACCGGGCGCACCCGTTCACTGTCGATGCAGGGCGTTGTCATCGACATGGCCGGGGCCATGAAGGGCCTCAAGGACGCCACGAACGCCGAAGGCGAGGCGGTCGAGAACTCGGCGGCGTTGCATGTCAAGCAGCAGGAAATCCTCAAGGGCTTGAAGGGGCTGGTCGCCGAGAACGGCGCGGTCATGCTGGACTTCGCCGACAAGACCGACCAGGTGCGCGTGCGCTTCGCCAATCTCTACGATGCCTTTGCCAAGCAGGTGTCGGAATCGACGGTCCTCAATACCGCCCTCGACCGTGTGGGTAAAGCGTTGGTTGACGCCTTCGGTGCAGACCAGCAAGCGGCCATTAACACGTTGGTCGGCGCGATCGAAACAGCAGCGCGTGTCGCCACCGACTTCGCGGTGTCCGTAATCGAGGAAGTCGCGCGGATGAAGCCGACGCTGATCGCCGTGGCCGAGGTCATTCGGGGCGTCCTCGCCACAGCCTGGACGGTCCTCGGCGGCGCCGTGCGCGTCGTCGTCGGGACGCTGGCCGAAGCCAAACGCCTGTTCGATGCACTCCCGCAGAGGGCGAAAGATGCAACGGTTGGGGTCGGCACGTTGACCGTGGCGATCCTGGCCCTGAATGCCGCCCTGCTCGGCCTCGGTGGGTCGGCCGTCATGGGGAGTATCGGGACACTGGCCGG